TAGCAGACTCAACAACCATTTTAGCCTGGTCAAAACTCAAATGTTCATTTAGTAAATTCATCATTCAGTCCTTATATTAGCTGCCAATAGTTGATTTCTTATTAGCTGCTTGCTCTGGCTTGCCCTTTTTCTCAGCGCCGTGGCCAGGTTGTGATGCCATTTTCGTAGCACCTTTTGCGCCTGGAACATTTACATTCCCTGCGTTATCTTCTTTTGGAGCACTTGCGCCTGTGCCTTTTTCATCAGCTGATCCGCCTTTTGCGATGTTTGCTGATGTGCCACCCATATCATTTTTACCTGCTACTGGTGATTTTGCATTTGCGCCATTGTCGCCCATTGTTGCTGTGACTTTATCTGTGTACTCACGCATGATTTCTGTTTGTGACTTTTGTGTTTTTGATTCTTCAACTTCTTCAGCTGCTTCGTCTACTTCTTCATCTTCAAAAGCAATTGACTCTTCTTCGGCTTCGTCTTCATCATCGTCGCCTTCTTCTGAATCCATGTCCATTGGCATGTCCATTTCTGGCTCTTCGTCGCCTGGCTCTTCGCCACCTTCGTCTGCCATCATTGCATCAAATTCTGCTTTTAATTCGTCTAACATGTCTTCAATGTCATCTAAGCGATCTTCAACGTCACCTTCGCCTTCGTCGCCCATGTCCATTTCTGGTTCATCACCCATGTCCATGTCGCCGCCCATGTCTGGCATTTCAATGTCGCCCATCATGTCGTCTACAGGGTCTGCTTCGTCAAAAATTCCTTCTTCGACTTCTTCCTCAGATTCGTCTACAACGTCATCTTCGTCTAGCTCTTCGTCTGATTCATCTAGGTCTTCATCTGATGATTCATCTAAATCTTCTTCTGATTCGTCTACTTCTTCATCAGTTGCTTCATCAACTTCTTCCTCTTCTTCTGAAAGTAGTGATTCATAAATATCTCTTGATTTTTCTACCACGATTTCGTGGAACAATGCTTCTGCACCTTCTTTGTCTTCGTTGACAAGACGCTCAAGCATTTCTTCAAACTTATTGCGATCAGTCATGTTAATCTCCTTTATATATCTTTACAAGGCTGTCTATTATATTTACACTTTATTTAAAATATACGCTTAAAAAGGTGTAAAAACACGCCGTTTTTAGTTTGGAAGGGGTTTTATTCCGAATTTTTGTACAAATTCGGGCAAAGTTATATGTTTTACGTTTGGTAAATCTTTTAAAAGATCTGGAATATAACTTTTTTTATTTTCTGTTACTCGAATGTATTTAACCTTTGGATGCAAATTTGCACACATCATTGTTTGTCTTTGCCAATTACCGTAGTAAGTAGCTTTTTCATTAATACCTTTGTAATTCAAAGTTCCTGCATATATGTTGTTTACGTTTTGATTTTTATCGCCTAATCCTGTGTAATCAAATCCTAAAATAACAATTACTCTATGATTATTTTTACTAGCAACAAACATAGCAGTAGGACCACTGCTCCAACCTTTGTTTGGATTTAATATATTAATATCTTTTAAAGTTTTAGTATATTTGTTTGGATTAGTGTAAACTTTGTTTTCTAAATGATAACCGCTATCATAAATTTCACGTATCATTTTTGTGTCAACTGCAATTAAATGGTCAACTGCACACTCTCTATAGATAGCATTACAGCCATATACCGTTCCTAATTCTTTTAGTTTTTGTATTGGGATTTGTTTCCTACTAGTGCCATTTCCAAGCACAAAAGCAAACTCTGTCAATATTATATACCTGCTTGTTCCGTGTTTGCAGCAATACCATACATTTGTTTTACAAAATTTAAATCTTCTTCTTGTTCAATTTTGTGTTGATCACTAGCCTTTCTTACTTTGTTAATATCCTTCAAAGTTAATTTGCTTTTCCTGCTGTCAGAAGGTTTAATTACTGAGTCATCGTTAGACGAATCATAGCGATTGTCTTCTGTTGGCTCTAGTGTTTTATCATCAAAGTAAAAAAGTTCTTTTAGTATCATGTTAGTATTTATATAGTTTGTGTTGTTTCTGGTGCCGCTGCATCTGCACCTAAGTCTGTTTCAGTGTTTGTTTCTGGAGGTGTGCCTTCTCCTGCATCAATTCCGCCACCATCAAGTGGAATTTCGTCTTCTATGCCGCCAAAGTCTCCTCCTAGATCAGCACCACTAATTCCTGCACTTCTCATTTCAGCACCGCCGTCAGCGTCACCTGCTTGAAGATTTTCATCATTTTCTTCACGCCAGAGACGTTCATTTTCAGCAATCTCTTCATCAGTCATACCAAGGAATCTTTTTAATGCAAAACGGTTAGAAATATAAGGAATAGCACTTATTGTACCATATGTTCCAATTCTATTATTATCAAGTTCTGCTTGACGATATGCTGCAAAGTTTTGCGGAGGTACTAATTCTAAATCAAATAAATTAAAGTCAACGTTTATTCCTTTTGAATCTAAAAATAGTTTAAATTCTCTGTTAAACACTTCTTCAATTAAACTTTGCAGACGTTCACAATATTTGTTAAAACGTAATTCCTGGATGTATGCTGTTCCCACACGTCCATCATTATATTGGCTAGCACCGTCATCTGCTCCAGTTGGTAAGTACGAACTTGGGATACGTAGGCCGCGTACCAACTTATTAGTAAAGTATCTAAGGTCATCAATCTCTCCTAAGTTTGTACCACCTGGTAGTGTTTCAACCTTTGATCCACGTCCTTCAGCAGTTTGTGGGAAGAAGTAGTCTTCGTTGATTGACAAAGGATTATAGGCCGAGTCTATAACATTTTTTCCGCCGCCTGTCTTGGATGGAATGCGTCTTTGATGAATTTCCGTTTTTACACGTTCAACAAACTGCATAGCAAGGTGTTGAGGCATGTTGCCTACATCAACGTAGAATACTCTGCGCTCTGGCGCACGTTGGACACGATAGATGATAATTGCATCTTCGAGTAATTCTTTTTGTTTGTAAACTTTAAAAATGCTTTCAAGCAAACTATTACCAAATGGATAGTTTTGATCAAGACCTTCACTCATACTTAAATGAATTACATGATCTGCATCAATAAACATTTCATTTTCTCCTTGCTGGAATCTACTTGTTCCTGCTGAAGGAGTAGTGTTGCCACCTGTTCCCCATTGCTTATCAATAGTTTGATAACCAGGAGCACTACCGCCTGGACCATAACTATTTTGAGTGTTTAAAGGTGTTGCTTCTAGTGCATCAAATGCAAAATTTAAATTTTTTATTGCGTACTGCTCTGGACGTTTGCCTTCACTTTCATTTACAATAATTTTTGTAACTTGACTTGGGTCTACATGAAACCATTTTTTATTTTGTGGATCTCTAATAAAAAATTGATCGCCATATTTAAACGCATTTCTTACAATTCTAAACATGCGTTTTTCAAATTCATTAAGTTTACACCATTGTTTTAAGTATTGCCCTAAAATTTTTGTTTCAGTATTTGTAGCAGATTTATTAAAATTAATTCTAAAATGTGTTTTGTTTGCATTATCTTTTTGTGTACAAAATTCTGCAAGAATATCTAATGCAGCATTTACTTCACTATCACTATCCATAGTGTTATACTGATTATAGCGTTCAATTCTATTAGGAGATCCAACATAAACGTCTGGAAGGTGAGAACTATAATTTGCAGCAGCTGGACCTATACCAGTTGATCCTGCTCGTTGAGAAAAGGGGCTGTATGAACCTGTAGGATTATTGCCAGTTTGTACTGGTGTAAAATATTTTTTCCAAGTCATCTAGCAACTCCTTTTAGTAAGTTTCCATTGAGCCCTTTTGTTATTCTTTGAGTTCTCTTTTGAGTATACAATTGTTGATCGTTAATGTCAATCGCTTTTCCCATAGAACTGATTAGTTTTTCTATACCGGCACTGGTTTTTCTTAATTCTGCTATCATTTCACTACTATTACTTATACTACTTGCGTTATTATTTGCTTCGACTTGAACTCTATCAGGTATAGCTCGTGCTGCTTCTGACATTTTGTTTATAACATCTATAGTTTTTAATCTACTTGTTATACCATTACCGCCTGTAACAATTTCTGGGCCTCTTTCGCCTACAATACCAAAACTTCCAGGAGGAATATTACCTCCGCTATCAAAACCTCTAAGGTTACCTGTGCGATTCATATGACTTAAACTTTCAACAACTCTACGAGTTGCATCTACTTTTTCTTGTGTTGACGTTATTTCAGTGTTTAAATCTGCTGCACGATCAAATTGTCCACTTAATATAGCTTCGCTTTGTCTTTGAGTAAGTGCAGCTAACTCTGCTTGAGCAGCATCTAACATTTCAGTTGCTTTGGTAATTGACCCTAAAACATTTTCATTTGTAGCAATGTCATTATCACCAAGTTGAGCATCTACGGTAGCACCTAATTCTTCAGCAAGTGCGGCTATACCTGCAGGATCAAGTGCTAATGTATCTGCCTCAACATCCATTTGATCTGTAGAAAATCCCATGTCAGATAAACCACTACC